TATCACACCAGATAGGTTTGGCATATTCGTAACATTACCCGCCGTTAAACCAGCCGCCGTACCATTACAGTTAGTCAAATTACCACTAACAGGCGTACCCAGCGCAGCATTAACCAGTGTGATATTAGTCAGCGTAGAACCATTAGCAAACACAATAGAACCGCTGCCTGTTTTATCACTAATCCATACCGCTAATTGACTTGAATTAACACCGTTAGCAGTTAGTGTAGTTGTACCTGTAGCATTGCCTGTTATCACACCAGATAGGTTTGGCATATTCGTAACATTACCCGCCGTTAAACCAGCCGCCGTACCATTACAGTTAGTCAAATTACCACTAACAGGCGTACCCAGCGCAGCATTAACCAGTGTGATATTATTCAGCGTAGAACCATTAGCAAACACAATAGAACCGCTGCCTGTTTTATCACTAATCCATACCGCTAATTGAGTTGAATTAGTACCGTTAGGAGTTAGTGTAGTTGTACCTGTAGCATTGCCTGTTATCACACCAGATAGGTTATTTTTTGATTGCAATGCCTCAATTTCATTTTTAACAATAACAAAATTATCGCGTACAGATTGAGTCGTTGGATTACCCGCAACGGGGACAGAGATATTAATAAAAGAAGTCATTTTTATGTCCAGTTAGTTGAGCCGCTATCCCAAATTGTTGCACCGCTATCCCAAAGCACACCGCCACCGATAGTGAAATCATAGGCTGGAACACTGGCTAAATCCTGCAATCCATTTTGGTAGATGTTATAAGCAACAAATTTAAGTTTGAGTGTAATGCCTTCATAGGCAATGGTATAAGGCACTTTAAATAACGTAGCATCACAGCGCACAAAGGAACTACCCAAAGAAGCACCCTCAGAACTGCCATACAAAGCGCGGTGTAAAGGCGTTAAAGCGTACTGATTAGGTGCCGATAAAGTAGCCGTTTGATAAGCAATAAACTCACTACCTGCACGACACAGCGTTGATAAACTATCAAAGGCTAGTGTATCAACCGTATTCATCACCCCGTTAGACTCGCTTACATCAACCAACAACGACGTAGCACCCGCCACAAAATCAGCCGTTACAACTCCCATGCGGGTTTGACCATCATGATTACCGATAAAATTATAAGACGTGCCGCCGTCGGTACTCATATACACAGCACAGCCACCATACAAAGCATCAGGGCTAGAAATAGCACACCAAATTTCTTTACCCGTTGCAGTCAGTTCAGCAGGGGCCTTAAAAATAACAGGCGGATTGATATTACCGACTGTTGCATTTTGATTAGGCTGATACGGTTCAATCACCGCCGCAGGAGGTGGATTAACATAGTCAGTTGTTCCCCAAACACTATCCTCAGCGGTAACGTGTAATTTAAAGTCTGGCGTAAGCACAATTTTTTTAATCACCACCGCCCGACCATACAAGCCCAAGACAGGATCAGTAATCGTCACCACATCCATCGGCTCAAGCAAAATGTAACGAATCGACAGCGTGAACTCATAACTGTTACGAATCGCCAAATCACGTTGTAACAACTGCTCTGCCATCATGCGAGCCTGCCCAGCTCTACAGATACAATGTGCGGTTACTGTTTCAGCAGTACGCAAACCAATTTCAGCAATAGAGGCTTGATCCTTCGCTTCTGCTATCTCAATGTTGTAATCATTATCACGGTTTAAAAACTCCACTTTCAGCGCGTTAAAGCAATCAATGGCTTTTTTGCGGGTAGGTTTCAGATAGCTACTACCGCGTTCAGCAATAAAATCATCGGTTGATAAGTTATAACCCGTCACTAATCCAGCATCTTTATAATTGATAAAATCAATATAACCGCTTCTAATCACCAGCTCCGTATCACACAGTTTTAACATCTGAGCAATCACATCATTAGCTTGATTTTGTTCAGATAGTGCAACACTGAACCACCAATCATGTGCTTCACAAGCAGCCCTAAAGTTAGTGATAGGTGCAAATAGATCAACTGATAGACCGCATTGTTCAATCATCAACCAAGGAACAATATCAGCGGGATTAGCATCATTAGTGACGTTATTACAAAACAGACCCAACACTTCAACGCTATGATTACCAATACTGGCATTGTCCGATAGCGGATAATTGTTGACCGCCATATAAGAAAAGCCGCGTAAATTAACCGCCTTAGCAGGTTCAAAAGTGGACAAATAGCCCCAAGGAATCTGACTATTTAACCCCGTAAAAACACTAAAACCCAACTCAGCCACACTAGCGTACTTATTCTTATCAACCCACAGCCTAGCGATTGATTGAATAGCATGAGCAGCAATCCCTAAAGCAATAGCCGCCGTATAACTGTAACTCTGTAAAGTTTGCTTAGGCTTCTTGCCACCTTTGCCCGCTTGCTGTTGTTCAGCACTCATGACAGGATTAGCTTTAAAATTGCCATAATAAAACAGCGTGACAGGCAATCTAGTTTTACCAAACACAACAGGAATAGTATTGCCGTAACCCGCTGATTGAATATTCATACTACCTAAGCGTTTAGGCTCAGATGCAGTAGAAGGCTTGCTTTTATTGCCGCCGAACAAGCTCATGACAACACCGAATAAAACCGAACATCACGCCCTGCCAAATCGCCCTGATCTGCCAAATCCAATAGCACACCCTCGCCAATTTTTGCATGAATAATATGCGGATAGTCCACCACAATAGCGGCATGACTAAAACACCGTCCAAACTTCCACACCGCAATATCGCCTTTTTGCGGCGTTAAAACTTCGTGTGCATAACGCTCGATATTCGCTAAAAACCGCTCCTCTTTAGAATGCAGCGCGAAATCTTGCGGATACGGCTCAGGTACATAATGCGCAATCAAACCCACTGCTGCATACACCTCAATCAACAGCCGACCACAATCCACGCCCGCGCCTTTCACCGCTGCATAATGCCGCCAAGGTGTGCGTAACCATGTTTTAGCCTCATCAATAATCGCTTGTCTATTACTCATAAAGAAGCCTCTGGTACTGGCATATACTCCCAGCCTAAAAAATGCACCTCATTATTAAACTTAGCCCGACAAGTAGCGCGTAACTTATCGCATCCAGGAACAATCATAAATTCATCACCGACCTGAGGCATAAACGGAAACTCATAATTAACAGCCGCCACCGCTGTAGCATGTTGATGAAAATAATTAACAGACCTAGAAATTCCGCTATTACGACCAGAAATAAAAGTAATCCTGCCTAACTCAAAATAGCCATTTGCTACACTGGAATTAAACCAAATCTGACTTGAACTAGACCCAGCAACTACCACGCCAAATGCACCAAAATTATCATCCAGCAAACTACAACCCGCGTCATACAAACTATGTGTACAACTAGGCTGATACACCACTCTTGGCACTTTAGTATCTAATTTAATCAACACACTACTAATTGTCAGATCAACCTTATCCCTTGCTATCACTACATCTGTTACAGACCCTTGAAACAAATGAATTAACTTCTTGCTAAACTGTCCCATGCTATCCATTAATGCTAAATTAATAGTAATCTCTGCATTATCAAAACCACCAATCAAGGAAAAATGCTGTGCTGTCACATCACCAAACAGTGCCACATCCGTACAGAATAAAGATACTGTCACATCATCAACCGATAGCCCGACAGATTGCGTAATATCACCGTGCTCTAACGGCATAGGCTCAAAAACAGCTATCACTTCAGCACCAAATTCCCCTGTCATATCAATAACAGTATCAGATGAAGTCCATCTCAACACAGTGCTATTAGATAGCTTTATGGTGTACAGTTCAGCCACGACAAACTGATAACCTGTCAATAAATCAACTATATCAGTATGTACTTTCTTCATAACTTATTCGCCAAACAGCCTTTGAACTTAATCTCGCCACAGTCATACAACCTATCGGCAAACTGGTTATATTCCAAAGAATCTTCCAAAAAAACACAGCGGTAATAACAAGAGCCAGACCAGGACACAACATCATCAGGCGTGAAAACTATACTAACCAAACCCGTAGAACTAACCGTATAATCAAATAGATAATCCAACGCACCTAAGCCAACGATAGATACAACAGGAGCTACAGCGACATTATTAACAAGCTCGTCAGCCGCATAGGTTGATTTAATCAACTGAAAATTATTTGATCCACTAACAGCATAAATTGGCTGATTAACAACAACGCAATCCTCGTCCTGATACAAAAAACTATCAAAGCCGCCTTTTCTGGCTAAAAAGAACCCAATCAACAAATCCTTATCAGCCTTAGTCAGCCACTGATTAGACAACGTGAACTCATAAACAGGCTGACTATACAAAGAAATCCGCACATCACGACCCGTCGGTGGTGAATGAGTAATCGTATTAAAGACAGGCTTCTTCTTACACTCCCAAGTAAAGCCATGTAACTGAGAAGGGAAAACTTCATTGCTCATTTAATTACTCCCTACGCCAGCCTAAAATTACGATTCTCTTTTTTCATAAACTCAGCCAAATCATTCTTATGAATAAAATCGCCGCCCTTAGTATTAATCACCACCGTACCGCCAGAAGACTGCCGTGCAGTAGCCTTTTGTTGCGTCATAATTAACGACTGCTGCATCGCTAAAGCAGAAGCTGCCGTATTCGCTAGCCCCTGATTAGCAGGATTAGCAAAATTAGTTGCAGAATCAGGCAGGCTTAAATTACCCATACCGCCATTAGCGAAAAACTCCCGCATAGGCGCGGCGATCGTAGCGGGCAAAATCGTTTCATTCTTATGCACAAAATTTAAACGATCATCAGGTACATTCCATTCACCACCCGCTGAAGACGAAACCATGCCACCAAACGCCATTACACCTGCAAAAGCAACAGCCGCCGCTATAGGCGCGATAATAGGACCCACATAAGGAATACCCACCATCGCATCATAAGCACCCGCCGCCGCATCTGCCGCTTTAGTCGTGATTTTGCTGGTAGCAGAGCTAGCTTCAATCGCTTTACTTTCCATCGAAGCCGATGCTTCAGCTGCCACACGCGATTGCGTACCTACTACCGTCGCCCCAGTTTGTGCCGCCTCAGACGTTGTTTTTAATACGGTTTTACTCGTTTCTTTCGCCTCAAAACCCAATAATTCCCATAACCAATGCGCCGCTGAATCAATCGCCATATTCGCTAACGACTGCGCCCAAGATAGCGCGATACTTTGCGCCATATTCCTAAAGCCTTGTTTCAGCGTGGTTGTGCCTTGAATAATGCCCTGTACCGTCGAACTAAAGGCTGATTTAATAGGTGATATAAAACTACTAAACGACGCTTGCGAATCCAACGCCATCTTATGATTAATCGCTTTTAAATCCGCTGCGTGCTTATTCGTTAAACTCTTTTCTTGCGCTAACGACTTCGCCTTTCCCGACAAATCGCCCTCATCCAATAACGCCCTGCGATCTTGCAACGCTTTTAACGCGATCTGATAACGCTGATCCTCAAACTGCTGTTGTTTTTGTAACAGCGTTTCATGATTGATGTTACCCAATTCAAATTGCTGTTGGGCTTCATCCTCAGCTAACTTAATCGGCTCTAAATCGGCTTTCTCTTGGCTATCAATGCGTTCTGCTTGCGCCTTGCTCTGTTCAGCCTTCATCTCAGCATCAGCGTTTTTCTGAACAGTCAGCAACTCGCTGTTAAGTTGCCCTAACTCCTGAACTAACTTAGCTTTTTCAGTTTGATAATCTGCTTCAATCTTGGGCAGTTTTTCAGGCGTATCCTTTGCCGCTTTTTTCTTAGCGGAAAATTCTTTATCCAGAATAGAAAGCTTGGCTTGAATCGCTTTGATATTAGCGGCAATACCCGCATCTTCTAATTTTTTACGCTTAGCGTAGTATTGACTAATGCGGGTATCATCTTGTTGCTCAAGTTGCTTAATATCGCCGCCACTGCCACCGCTCAACGCATCAATTTGATTGTAATAACCCGCACGTTTAGCATCATGCTTTTTCCAGTCAAAACTTTCGCCATTTTTAAGGACATTTTGCCCCATTGCCCACTTGATATAACCATGCCCTAACTGATTAGCTGCATCCTCTGAACCGATGTTTTTATTCGCTAAAAAACTACTAGAGCCTTTATATTTGCCGCTCTCCATTTCAGCTTTAGCGAATGCCGCCATTGCATTCAGCGACTCTTGAGAAAACTCAATCTTGCCGTCTTTCATCAAGCCTTTTTCTGTCAGGCTTTGTCTTAACTCAGTAGAGCGACTGCCTTGCCAACTAAAAAAGCCAGTATTGGTTGCACCATTTGCCGCGTCGGTATGACTGCCAAACACATTCCTAGGATTAAAATCATTTTCACGACCCACCTCAGCAGATAATGCTTTTGCTTGATTAGCACTAAAACCCGCATTTTGAAACGCCGAAAAAACGCCCAGCATCATGTCTTGCTTACCGCCGCCTTGATAAGCATGACCTTGACCAGATGAATTTCCGCCTTGCTCAAACCCCCGCTTCAACTCATCCAGCGCGGTCTTAACCTCCGCCTTACTCGCTGCCAAGTCCAGCTCAATCTTAGATTTCTCTAAATCAAATTGTGCCTCTAATCGTGTTTGCGCTAACTCTTGAGCATTATCACGCTGTTCAAAGCCCAACGTTTTACGCTTAGTTTCAGCCTCATTGATTGCCGCCAAGCGTTGATTTTCCAAGTCTGCTAATTGCGTTTGTAGCTCAACATCCTTATTCTTTTTATCAGAACCTTCATTAGCTTTAATTTTTGCCGCTTTCTCTGCCTCAATGCGCTGTAGCGTAAGTTGCAAAGACTTTTGGCTAAAATCCTTTTCAATCTCAAGGCGTTTTTCCTTGTCTTTGCCTGCTTCGGCAATTGCTACTTCCCGCGCATTCTGTAGCGTTTGTTCTTTTAAGCGATACTCACTGGTAATCGCTTTTTCAGCCGCTTTGCTTTGCGCTTTAATCAAAGACGTATCAGCCGCTTTCGGTTTAGAGCCTTTACCTAAACTGCCCTCTAATGCAGATAACTTAGACTGCAAAGCATTTAAGCGCACCTCATCAGCACTAAACGCTTCTTTGCCAATTAAGCCATCTTTATATTGCGCTTGCAGTGGTGCTATCTTGTCCGATAAGGCTTTAAACTCCGCTTGCGTGGTTTTTAATTCACTGTTTAGCTGCTCAGTAGATAAATTGGAAGTATCAAAATTAGCCGTTAGGTCATTTTTCTTTTCACCTAATGCCGCCTTGCGCTGTTCTAGCAATTCTTTTTGTTGTTGCAAATTTGCACGTTGCTCTGACAGTTCGCCAACATTACCTAATTTTGACCAACTAAACTGTTCTATCTCTTTGATTTTGGCATTCACCGCATCCAAGTCTGCCAGCGTTTTAGAAAAATCAATTTCTACCGACTTATCATTCAGCTTGGTTATTTCTTTGTGCATCAAATCCAGCGACTCAGCAAAGGCTTTCGACTTACGTTCAGCGTCTTCCTCAGCCCCAGTGACTTTATTTAAAACTTCATACAAGCCCCATAAAGCCAAAACAGCCACACCCACCCAGCCACCAACAAAAGCAAAGGCAGACTTCATCGCCGCGCCTAGTCGAGTCACAGCAACACCACTAGCATTACTTGCCGCCGTCACTGCCGCTTGTGATTCAGCTAATTTTAGATTTTGCTGGACAAGGAATTGTTCAGCCGCCGCTTGAGATTGTGTTGCTTTAGTGAGTGCGGTTGAAATAGCTAATTTTTGCGTACTGAGTGCAGCGAGTTTATTCACAATTGCCGCACGTTCAGCTTCAGTAGCAGCAAGTGCCAATGTTGCCGCTTCAGCACGAATGTCCGAATCAACTAAGGCTAAATTAGCCGTTGTTAATTGCACAGTTGCCGTTCTATCCAGTGCTTTTGCCTCAGCCGCTCTAACCTTTACCAACCGCGCCGCTTCTTCACGCTGTGCATTTTCGACCAATGCCATACCGTGCGCTTGCTCTACTTGAATGGCTTGAATACCTGCTTGGGTTTTTAACGCGATAGCGGCAGTAGCTTTGCCAGCCATCACCACCGCAATAGCAGTTAATAAAGTAATAACCGCATCGCCGTTTTCCTTAATCCAGCCATACGCGGACTTTCCAACATCCACCACACCCAAGGTAGCCGTTGCAACAGGCTTTTCTAATTCAGCCGCCATTTCCGTATAAGCCGAGCCAATATCAGCATAACTGGCTGAAATAGTCCCAGCCGAACGCGCCGCCGCACCCTCATAACCTTTAAGGGCTTGCGTCATTGCCACTGCCATCATTTCACTGGTAATCTTTTGCTCACCAATGGCTTTTTTTAATGCCGCCGTTGTGTCATAACCCAATGATTTAGCAATGCGATTACCCAAATCGCCCATCGGCTCAATAGTCTGGTTAAATTCAGCCGCTTGCACTGTGCCTTGACCCAGCATCTGGCTTAAGCCATACAACGATTGCGCTACCTGTACTGCCGTTGCACCCGTCTTCGATTGCGCGTTACTAAAGCCCTCTAACAACTGCATGGATTGCTGACGGGTAATAATGCCAGACTGTTCCATGACTAATAATCGCCCATAGCCACTGGCTAAATCCTGCACCGCCTTATGATGCCTATGCGCCAAATCCGTTAGATAGGCTTCGGTATTGGCATAATCCTGAGCATCTTTCGTTAAGCTCGACAACATCATGCGTAAGTTTTGAATTTCCGCAACCGTATCAACCAGCTTTTTAACAAACGCAGCTGCAGCACCCACTGCAAACATCCCAGCAACCATGCTTTTAATGTCAGCACCGACTTTGTTAAAAGTATTGCCCAAAGCCCCCGCGCTTTTTTCAGTATCATCCAAGGCTTTTTTAGCTTTGTTTTCGCCACTGCCTGAATTATTCAAATCATTCTGAAACTGACGAAGCCGCGCTTGCGCTTCATCAATCAGCACACTGATCTTGATTTTAATTTCATTAATCATGATTAATCCTTAGCTGCCAGCATTTCATCAATGGCATCTTCTAACGTGTGAGGTTTTTGATAGTCGTAGCCAAGATAGGCAGCGACCAGATCATCAGTGAGTGGCTTTTCAGCCAAATGTTCAGATAGCGCGGTTAATTTGCTTAACGTCATTTCGGTATCAATCTGGCTAAAAGTCCAGCCAGTCACGCGGGCAACACGCCAATACAGCGCGTTCCAATCGTCTGATTTTTCGCTTGATTGACTGCTTGAAGTCGTTAAACCGCATATTTCAGGAATCGCGTTTAACAGTGTGAGTAGTTCTTCAGAAGATGGTGCTGGGATTTTCCACGCCTCCCAGCAATAGCGTCTAAAATTTTTTACATGACGTTCACCAATCAGGCAAGTAAGAATGATCTGCATATCAGCAAGCAGATTAAAATCCTTGGAGTTAGGATTGTTTAAGCGGTTTAAAGCAGTTAGGATTATTTTCAAATCCCTAAAAACAGGCTCTTGAACATCGAATTTTTTGCCGCCTAATTGAATGTCCATACGCCATTAACCATTAACTACTTATCTCGTTCCCACGCGCCGCGTGGGAATGCCGTTAGAGCGCGCCGCGCGTTTCTGCTTAAATTTTTTCAGTCAAGTAATTGGAATCCAAAGCCTAGGCTTTGGACTCCGCATTCATCAAATAGGGATATTAGTAGTAAAAACGTGACCCGTATCCATATTAGCCAATACATCAACAGTGATTTTTTGCGCCATGTAATCGCCATTTTTAAACGGCTGTGACACATCTTTCACCGACACAATCGGTGCTTCAAATAACATCTGTACGCCGCGATACTTACCCGAAGTCATCACCAAACTGTACTCAGGCATCGCACCTTGTAAGCGATTGTATTCAGCGACTGAAGAACCACCTGTTGCAGTCGTATAGGTATATTTGATATAGGCTTTCAAATTTGCCGCTACATCAGCCGCCGCAAAGGTATAAACGCCTGTTGCTTCAACCAATGAGTATTGACCAGCAGCAGGCGCAGAAGCCACCCGAACCAACTGATCACCGCCCACTTCAAAGCGCACACCCATATCATTTTTAAACACACCGCTAGCAGGTGGTGCAATCGTCACCGTTGCCGCTAATGCCGTTGCAGTAGTCGGTACAAACATCGACACAAACGACTGGCTAACCGCTTCATTGGTCGAAACTGACAAAGACTTAGCATTATGGATATTACAAGTCAGCGACACTTCAATAGAGCGTTTCGCCATCGCAGAGGCTAACGAATACTGAAACTTGCCCTCATGTTTTTTAGCATCGCCTTTCTTTTCAATGCCAATATCAGTACAGGATTCAAGCTGAATAGGCGTTGGTACTGCAATCGATACACCATCCGCATCGCGGGTTGGAATAAAAATGGCATCACCTACGCCGAATAAGAAAAAGTTTTTACCGCTCATTATTTGCTGCCCTCTTTGTCTAATTTAACTGCTGGTTTAGCGGCTTCTGCTTGATGCACCGTATAGCCACTTTGCCAAACTGCCGAAGTAATTAAATTATCTGGCACTTCAACTAAACCGTTCTCAATCACAAAAGAACGCCCATTTAAATGCAGTTCGCCCGTTTGTTGCCCATTAGGAGCTTGTAAATTCATCATTAAACCTGCTTGTCTGGAGTTAAAATTGCTGCCGTACCAAATGCAACCAAGCCTGACACTGCCATAGATACCGCGCTAGACTGTGTATCACTTAACTGCAATACACCAAACGCGGTTAAAAGATTCATTATTCCGTACCAAGTGCTAGGTTCACGCAATCTGGCTAATGCTACTTGCATAAATTTATTCATCACTCACCCTTATTTACTAAAGTTTCTTGAACCCATGCGGCTCAACTTAAATTGAATTTCAGTATTAAAAAACGGCGTAGTCGGTGGTAATTCTTGGAATACCGTAAAATCTGAACTAACAAAAAACGCCTCATGCTGACTATCCACTAAGGCTTGAATAATCGCCTCCGTCAATACACTGCTATTTTTTAAACCGCGAAACTCCACAAACTGGCTATGTCCAATGTCTTGATTCGCCAATTCCACGCCATTAACATCTAATGACTTAGTATCGTGAATGGTTAAAACCAAACTCACTACACAGCCCTGATCATGCTGATTTAAACCATATTCAGCTTTAGGTGTGACATACGCAATAACAGGGCAATCATCAGCCTTGCCCGCTGTTTTATAGCCGAACAAATGCTTTAAGGTTTTGCCATATTCCGCACTTACCAAACTATTTAATGCACTGTCTGCACTTAAAATGTCATAAACCGCTGTTAATGCTGCCTTCATATCAAGCCCTGCCTAATTTAATCACTGCATAACTACCCGCTGTATCATCAAGAGCGGTCACAATACCCAGTGCGTCTTTTGATAACTGCCCAATCAACATATCCAGCGTTTGTTTAAACTGCTTCGCCTTATCAATCAACACCGACTGTTCACCAATCGCCCCATCAATACAGGCTTCACGTTTGGCATAAGTCGAACCAATCGCCGTTAATAACGCCTGTGGCAACGTCACATCAATAGGATTAATACCAATGGTGCGTAATGCCACATCAACATACATATTGCCCGCCTCAACATGACGCGGCTCAATACTCAAGGCAGAATCCACACAATCCGCTAATACGCAATAATTAGCCACCGCTTGCTCCTAAACTAGCTAATACCGACAACATCTTCTGCTTCATCTTTTCTTCACGTTGAGGTAAATCGCGGTAAAAATAAGGGAACGGACGAAAACCAGGATGCTTTACTTGCTTACGAAAAATAAAACCGCCAGCCGTGGGTATTTTCAAAAACTGGCGATTTTTAGCCTTGATAAGGTGAGGTTTAGTGCCAAGCTCCACGAATGGCGCGTGTTTAGCATTGGCAAAAACCTCAGCACTATTGTTTCCTATCGGCATCCAGCCAATAGACTGTTCTAACTGACCAGTTTGTGTTTTAAAGCTCTGCCCGCTTCTAATAGTGGCGTGTATCTCATCGTTATAGGTTTCAGCCGCCACATACACCAAGCGCGTTACCGTCGTATCAGACACTAAGGAGGCTAACACAGACGGCACATCACCTAAATCGAGTGAGATATTAATCACGCTGCACCTTATTCTTCAGTGGGGTTCTTGCTGGTTTTCTTGCTACCAGAATCAACAACTTCTTCCTGCACAACGACAGGTAATTCAGTTGTCCAGCCTAAGCGTTCAATACATTCTTTCGCATCAACCGCTTCTTTTTCATGCTCTACGCCGTTTTCATCATAAATAATCATGATCAATCATCCTTCGCGATAAACGCTGAATAATTGATACCAGTAGCAATCGTGCCAGCCACCGTTGTATGCAAACGCACATAACGATACAACGTGCCAGCCTCTTCATTTCTAAACGGAATAACATAACGACCTGCTGCACTCAACGCGGCATCCATCGGGACAACTAAATTACCAAACACCTTGCGAGCCAAACACACCGAGCCGCTATCCATTGCCGCCACGTTTGATGCTTCTAAGGACACCGTGTAGATTTCATCACCTGAAGCGATTTCACAGGCTGACAAATCAACGACCAAATAGCCATCCGCCAACCCATCACCTAAGTCTAAAATCGTTGCCCCATTCGTCGTTGCCGCTACTAAGCCAGCGGCTTTTAATGCCAGCGCGGCATCATAAGTAAAACTATTGCGATTAAGTCCCATCATTCATCCCCTTATTTAGTCACAGCTGCATCAGCGATTGAATACAAGCGCGTCACCGCACGACCACTCATCACAGTCACACCGTTAAACCATTCCACACGAGTACGATATTTAGGTTCAGCTTGTAACTCACCTAAATCCTGCACGCGCATACCACCATTCTGAATACCCATTAACGCACCGTCACCAATAGAAGCCACATACAACGAACTTGCCGTTGCAGTACCACTGGTTGCCGCTTCGTTAAAGCCTAAAATCTCGGTACCGTTATTGTCCAAATCCACCGTTAAAATCGGCAAACCGTTGTACATCATGATCTGCTGACCAAAGGCATCCGTTGTATAACTGATAAAACCGCCGATAGTGGTATCACGCGCCGCTACTGTTAAACGACGGCGCAAGGCTTTATTCATCAAAATATGCGTTGGGTTGAGCGTTTGGTCGATGGCTTCATCCAGCTTAGCCAACGACAATGCTGTACCATTCGCCGTGCTACCTGCCGCAATCAATTGATTACCGACAACCCGTTTTTGCAAACCGTCAAATTCTCGAGGATCAGCCGTTGAATCACCCTTAAAGAATTTCTTAGTCCACGCCAAACCTAAGGCGCGAATTTTCATACGCTCATGGGTACCGCGCACATCCGAACCAGGCATGGTTTGCACAATGAAGGTATCCACATCCAATTCACCGCCTGCAATAACAAGACTTTCAGTTTGTGGATTTAAAATACCTGTTGATGGTGTATAGCTTTCATTGACACCGCGAAAGCCTACACCTGGCATTCCAGATTCTTGATTGTATTTGTAAGCATTGCCCGCAATGTCTTCAAATGGCAATACCTGTAAAACACTGGAAGAACCCGCGTACATTTCAATCACGCCCGCGCGATACACATCGCCTGTTTCCAGCTTTGCCGCTTCAATTAAAGTTAAAGCCATGGTTTATGCTCCTTTTTGGCTACGTCCATGCGCCATTTTTTGCGCTGGAGTCATTTTTGATACATCAACCGTTGTTTGTGTTGATTGTGAATGGGGCGTACCTGAACCCGTAGAACCCGTTGCTTTTGCCAGTGCGGGCTTATCTTTCAATAACGCTGCCACCGCATCTTTAACAGGCTTACCGTCAATCGTGACTACACCGTTATCATCCACCTTGGCTTTATCAACCAATAACGCATGAACCACATCAGAATCAATGGCATCCGTTGAGGCTTGCAGTAAGGAGTTTTTAACCAAGGTGCTGTGAAATTGGCTTTTGAAATGATTCGCTTGTGCGGCATGAGTATCGGCAAGCTCTTGTAACTTACCTTGCTCTTTTAAACGATGCTGTTCCAGCTCATCAAAGGATTCAAAGCCCGTCGCTTTTTTCAAAGCCGCTTTGTGTTCCGCTTCTTTTTGAGCCAGTGCTTGAGCAATGGCGGCTTGAACATCCACCGTAGAACTTGTTTCAGGAGTTGCAGCAGCTTGTGAGCCGCCACCATCACCTTCAATGATTGAAAACGCATAACCGATTGCTAACGTAAGCAATGGAAACGCGAAGAATGTTTTTTTACGAAACATGATTGACCTGCTATAGCTTGCTGTTGTGAAGCCATAGCATAAAAGCCAAGTAGGAAAAAAGATTGATTAGGACATTGAGCAATGTAACTAAGATTAGTGCTACTTATTCAATAGTAGGTCTTGCAGCACCCTAGGAATTGATTTTAAGGTATGTTTAACGGGTGTATAACGGGGGTAAAACAAAAAAGCAATACCAACTATGCTTAAGATAAAAAATCGCGCCTAAATCGCATTATTTAAAACTAACTCGACTTAGCATCTGCCAATGTGCTTAATATGTCCTGCTTACGCACTAAACCAAGCCCATCATCACGCAATAGTTTTTGCAATGGAATACCATCATCCAATGCAGCTTGCGCCCACTTGGGTAACAACTGCTGCCGTTGCTTGTCCGTCAATTTCGCTAAAAAACCACCATAGCTTTCACTGCCTTGTTCTTTTATAGCCGTCACGCGCGGAGTTAATCGACACATACAATGCGGATGCGCCTTGTGTCTTGGCACAGACTCCTTACGCCAAACACCTTTACCTAAGCCTTGATCCACACTGGCATAATAATCGCAAATATCAAATATCTTATGGCTAGAAGATAAAGACCATTGATAACCGATAATATGCTCATTATCTATCGTGCCGTCAATCACCGCTCTATGCGTAGCCGTTGCCATTTCTGTTCTGGCAATACGCTTTAAATTGTACAACTGCTTATCGTAAATCCACCACTTCAAACTATTATCAACCAGCTCTAAGCGACCTTTATCAACAGCCGCTTTTAACTGATTAACCAACTGCAAAGAAGCGTGCTTAGTGCCAGTTTCCGCCAGCTTATCAACATAGCGTTCAGCTTTTTTCAGCGTCCTAGTCCATTGTGCTTGCGCTTGTGGATTATTGATTAACAACTTAGCAGAATCGGCTAACTCAGCCGTCCACTTATTACGATTATTGCTGATAACCGCAAACTTCTTAGCCCCATTAAGACTAACTTGCGCATCGGGCCCATCAAAAAAAATCGCGGCATTGTGTTCGATGTTGTATTGCAGATCATAGATAAGCTTGTTAATCGACTCACCTGTTTTAACGCCCTTAGTCAATACATCGCCCACACCGCTTTCCGTGGCGCGTTGCCAATTCCATAACCGTTGCGACAAAGTTAAATCATCATTCCAGCGTTCAACAAACGCCTGTTCAGCCAACGCCAACACCCGCCGACTACGCAAGCTGTTTCTAACTCGTACCTTTTCACCCAAGCCCAAAGCGGTAGAAACAACAATACCCTGACTAACCACGCCCTGCATAGCGGACAAATAAGCGGTTAATTCTGCTTTCGCCTGATCAGTAACCGCTTGCTTACCAGCGGGCAAGCTATCAACAAACCGCTGCACAAACGCCGCCGTATCATTGCCGATATTGCCTTCGACATTCACCACTTCTTGAGCAAGCTGTTTGTAGAGTTCGTTGTAGTCAGTCATTTTAAAAACGGATAACATCCCTTTAAGGGATGTTATCCGTTCACCTGCTGCGCAACCCGATTACCGTACACATCACCATCCGCATCAATCTCTTCCTCGATTTTCGCCATAGTTTCACTATTAGTATCATTGCCTAATATATTTCTAGCCACGCGCTTTTTAATCTCTCGATCAAATTCACCGCCTAACTGCATATTCACTGCCGTCATAGCAACATCCAATGTCTTTGCTAAATCAATCAGATTAAAATTCTTGTTATAAATCACCGAGCCTTCATCAGCGGTTTTCTGATACCGTGCCACCAAGTCTTTAATTTCCATCTCAGCGCGGCGCGTTTCATTATTAATCGTGGTCATCGCGGCATTGGCTTCTTCAAAATGAAATGCCAACGCTACTCCCGACGCTTGCACACCACCGACAAATTCCAAATTAGCAGATCGGTAAATATCCCCCACCGTATCAGCGATATATTTCCGATATGATTCAATAGAATCAGGTGGTGGCGCGATAAAAGCAGGCACACCGCTATTAGCAGGGTTATAAACTAAGCCGTTTTGCGTACCAATGGTTAAATTGCTCAACGCCGCGCGGTCTTCTTTGCTAGAAGCAGGTAGCGTTAAAATGGCAAACGTCTGATCACGCAACAACGCCCGCAATTCCGAATGCAGATTAAACAAACTCCAATTCAATGCCGACAAATCCGAAAAAAATGACGTGGACTTAGAATCCATCAAACGCAATTTAGGCATCGCGTGTAACTGAATAATAGGCACACGACCCAAACCATGCTCACCCGAAGCAACGCCTACAAGGTCTTCACCCGCTGACAACGACCACGACGTTTCAGTAAAGGTACGGTAGCGCGTTTCATTATTGATGGTTTCTGAAAACGTCACCGACTTCCATTGCCCAAAACTGTCTTTAGTTTCATTGGTTAATTGCGTATGAAACCGAACAGTTAAATACGGCAATGTTTCATCAGCTTTGGAAGTGGCTTTAGTCGGTGATTTATCGACAATGATATACACCGTGCCTAAGATATTGGCTAAGCGTTGATAATTTGCCAGCACATTATCTAAATCCGTTCCAATGCCATCAGCATTTTTTAAAAACGCGCTATAAACGTCATTTAAACCCGTTCTATTCGGTGGTACTTTCCACAAATAACCGCCATACACATCCACAATCTTGCGGCAATAATTTGGGTAAATTGCTAACTGCTTACGGCGCAAAAACTCATCATCTTGTTCACGGACATGACGCACCAGATAATCACCCGTCTTAAAACCGCCACTGCCTTCATAAGAAGCCAATAGAAACTGATCACTGCTTTTATTGATTGGATTAACTTGGCTTACCATTTCACACCATCATCGTTCCAACGCTCCGTGTTGAACGCAAAAGAAGACGCTCCAGCGTCGTTATACACAACGCTTTAGCGTTGCAACCTTCATGACAACACAGAGCATTGTCATGATAAGAAATCACCGCAACCCCTTAATCCGCACCGTCTCATAACTCTGTACATGACCTTCTGCCTGTGTAGCCACATAAGACATTAGCCCAGCAATCGCACTATCACCATGCCGAAAATCACCATCACAGCCTTTGATACGCTTATCGCTCATCGTTGGGCGACCATTCACTAAGGTCACATTACGATGATCAGCAATCACATCTTCAGAACGACCGATTAAAAAAGAACGGTCTTCAAATACTTGCCGATAACGCGGAAAATGCTCGCTATAGAACACCGCCGATATTTTGATACAGCTCACTTGAAAAGGGCTGATATTTGAATTTTGTAACGCACCTTCTGCATGACTTGCGCCATTGCCGCCCGCATCGAACGCAGCATGATGCAACAACGGTACATTTTCTAATAAGTAATCCCGAATCAATGCCTGAACATCAAAAGGAATTTGTCGTAATTCAACCGCTACTGCTTGCATCCAGCGATTAGCTTCACGCTCCTGCATTAACCAAATAACTGATAAATCGTTATGCCGTGCAAAGTCTTGACCATACACCGTTCTATGCCCTGTCATGTTATCAATGACAGGTTTTAACACATCAACAATCCACTGCTTGGCTTCTTGAATGCGCGTAGGGCAAGTGACCCATTCGGCAGGTTTAGACCACCGCACGACAGGCACACCGTCAATCATGCACTGTTCAAGCAACAAGCGAGTGAAATATGCGCCACCGCCACGCTTGGGAATACAACCTAATTCTTCGTCCGCATCTTCCTTGTTGGGATAACTGGCATATTGAGCATCACGCCATTCTTGCTCGCCTTTGGCTGTCCATTTTTTGCCAGTCACTAAACAAATGCGTTTATAAAATCCTTCATAAATCGCTGTATTAAAATCAATATAATGGTAACCCCAAGGCAATTTACCAGCTTTAATGTCCTTGATTAACTCGTTAAAATCGTTGTCTTCGCCGTTGTGAGTAGAAACAATAGAAACACGACCACCCCACATCAAAAACGCCATTGCGCCTTTAATTACTTCATGCAAATTGCGATGGAATGCCGCCTCATCAATTCGTGCATGACCTTGCCGACCTCGCCAATTCCAAGGCGAAGACGATAGCGCCTCATAAATATGACCACTGGCGAAATTCAACCGAAAACGGGTAATATCTTGCTTAGTTTCACCAATCACCTCACGTTCTCGACTAATATCAATCGCTGAACACACCGACCCATAAGCACGGGCAAATAACAACGCATCACCGATATTCTCAGCCGCCATGCCTAAGTTATAGCCCATGTAATACTGATTCATACCATTGACAGCCGACGCTTCTAACGCGCCTTCAGCCGCAAAACATCCCCACGAAAACCCGACACGGCGACATTTCTCAGCAGCGCGTACTGGAGATAAATCAGCATTCCACCGAATCTGACTAGGCATCAAAATTTTAGGGACTTCACTCAAGGGAATTTTATGCGTGGCGCGCAAGGCTTGCTGTTCATCAATCAGTTCGTACAAGTCCTTTTTTTCACCTGCTGAAATTTCAACGGGTTCAACGCTCACTTGGCTAGACATCGGTTTCAATGCCTAAGAAATTAGCACGGATTGCCGCCCAATCGCTGTCTGACAAACCTGCTTTTTTAACCGCACTGCCCAATTCTTCAGCCGCTTTAGCGCGTTCCTTATCGCGAATATCACGCTCAAATTGTTTCTGATTTAATGACGACTTAGCGATATTGTTCAGCGATAACGAGGCATCTTTTAACAGCTTCAAACGGTCTTGTGCATTCGTGGCTTCGTCTAAATCTTGCAAAGTCACCATGACATCAAACAATTCAGATTGAATCATCGCAATCACCGCCGCCGACCGCTGATCAGCATCATCGGGGGCAGATTCAGCAATCATGCGCGCGCCTTGCGTGGCATCTTTCACTTTTTGCAAACGCTTCTTGAGCATCAAGCCACGATCAGCCACCGACGTACGATTAATTTCTAAACCGCGCTCCGCTAACCACGCGGTAATGCCGCTATAGTCTTTAAAGTTGCGCCGTTCAATCTCCGCATCCATCGCGGCAATTTGCTCAAGCGTCCAATGATCAATAATGGCTTTAGCTGGCATTACAATACAGGTCTAGCAATATGAGGGACACTAAGACGGTTTAATGCCACGTCTTCACCTTGAGCGGTCAGCTTAACCGTGACCACCTCGCCTGAATTTACCGTCACTAAGCCTTGGTCTTTTAACCAAGCCAACTGCTGATCTAAACGGTCGTGAGAAATAGGATTACCAATCGCATCCAAAGCTCGATACAACAACGGTACGCCCATTTGATAATCAGAATCTTCATTCAAAATCGTTAAAATATCGCGGCGAAACTGCTCATTCTGTAATTGAGTTAAGCTCATTTGCCGCCATCCCGATCTAAAGCGTGACGCTTTAAGTTTTCTAGGTCGTTGATAATGTGCTTATTGCTACCGATTAACTGCTGTAATAAGCCATTAGACGAATTAATTTCTTTGTAAATTTTCTCAAGTTCCAAAGTATTTTTTTCATTCATTTTATGAAGGTCTTGATTAGATGGAACGTGTAGCACGAATTCTTCCAAGCGTATAACACGCTTATCCAAACTGCTAATACCTTTAGTCGCATGATTATCAATGCGTTCAATGCTGCTAATCGTGGCAGATTGTTTTCTATACAGAAATTGTTGAATACCAATTAAGGCAATGAAGAGTGTTTGAGCAACGTCAAACCAGAATTTGTAAGCGATATAATCCATGACAGTCCTTTAGATGCGTTTTTAGCGCATTATAAAGGACAGAAAAATTAACCGATTGATAAGTAACTTTATCATATCCCCCCTTTGAAAAAGGGGGGCTAGGGGGGATTTACAACGACAGCCAATCCATTTGCTTACATTGAACAGTATTGTGCAGATACTCCTGCTTTTCAATACGCCGTAACGCCATACTCACACCTACTTCTGACAAGCGATATTTTCTAGCAACCTCAGACAGCGTTAAACCCGTGCGTTTATCAGCCAAAATAGCACTATCACGGACAAAGTTTAACGCTTTAATACACTGTGGACAGTAAAAAACACTGCCACCATAGACATAACACAGCTTAGTAAGCTCATCCAAGCCAATTAACAAGCTCAAAGGATGATCAGCATCGGGGGTTTTAGGGACAATCACGCGCGTACCGCGATACGCTTGAATCAATGCCAGCACACTGGCAATAGACAAGGTATTCAGCAACTCTTTAATGCTATCAGGAAGGTATTCAATCGGGAGGGGGGAATCATCATAATGCGCCATTTCACTACGGATAAAAATGTTAAGTGAACAAACATTATAGCAAAGCAAAAAAAGACCTGTCAGGTTTTGAAAACCTGACAGGTCTATGCTGGATTCCCAAGCCTAGGCTTTGGACTCCTGTTAAAAGTGCTAAATCGATTGGTAATTAATATCCAACTGAGTGTGAAGCAAGCCAAACACCACGCCTAACGATTCAGGATTGACCGTGATGCTGGTTTTATCAAAGCCATTTATCGTTAAATCGGCTAATAGCCCTGCAAGGTGCTTGGCTTGATAAAGCTGATAGTATTCTTGTTCAGTGATGCCATACACTAACTCGTTCATGCTGCACCGCCTTGTTTAACAGGCATTGCAGGCAACAGACCATCATGACGGGCATTAAAAATCACTTGGCGCACGTTATTAAACGATTTACCTGTCACTTTAACGATTTCATAACGCGGTCTTCCTTCAAATTCCATTTGAATAATCTGGTCAGTCACCTTGAAAAACTCCTGCTTTTCGCGCTCCTCCTGTTGGATTTTCGCTAAGGTTTTGTTGAGGTCGAGTTTTAAACACTCTTCGGCAGATAG